CTGTGCCAGCCACGGTGATTTCTTTACTGGTGTACACAACACTATGACAGAAACATTAGGCGAAGATGAGTGTGAAGGGATGAACATTCGCTGGAAAGATGCCCGTAACAATGCTTGGGTTATGATGGACATGGTGCTACCAAATGTCACAGCAGAAATTGTGACAAGTTGTCACGAAACTACAGTGTCACAACGTGTGATTGCATTGCATGGTATTGATGGTAGCTGTTCTAACATGGTGTTCTTTGGTGCTATTGATTTCTTTTGTACAAACGGCATGATTCGTGGTGAACATGACAAGGTACGCAGAAAGAATACATCTAACTTCAGCATGGACAGGTTTATATCTGACCTGCAACACTCTAAGCAATCATTCTATGCACAGTCAGAACGCTTACAGCAGTGGGCAAGCATGGGCATTTCTCATGTCAACGTAAAAGAATTATTGGAATCAATTATGAAGTCTGATAAAGCTGCTGAGAAGATGTACACCTTGTACAACCAAGAGGTAAGCACTCGTGGTCGCAACGTCTTTGCTTTGTATAGTGCGTTCACTAACTATGCCTCATATGCTGATGAGCGTAACGGATTTAATCTGCGTAACACTGGCAATGACACACAAGCAATATCCATGTTCCAACGTGAACACAAAGTGTCGCAGTGGATTGACACACCAGCTTTCAAAGAATTGGTGGCGGCATAATGAAGTTGTCCAAACTCATAGAAGATTACTATTCTTCTTATGAATACAAACAGTTACGTGAAGAAACTAAAGTACAATATAAATACTTTTTGAACGTAATGAAGAACACACAGGTAGAGGGTAAAGCCCTCTGCCAGTACAACGTAGATAAAATTACAACTAAGATGGCAAAGACATCATACAACGAATGGTGCGAGAAGGGCATATCAATGGCTAATCATGTTATGTCCACTACTCGTGTTGTCTTTAATCATGGCCTACGTGAAGAACTGTGTTTGCTTAATCCTTTCGCTAACGTGCGTAGGAGGACTTCTGAGAGGCGTAAGACAGTTTGGAGTAGGGAAGATGTACAGAAGCTATTGAGCGTAGCCTACAGCGATTTTAGCACCCGCAACATCGGTCTTATTGCACAGATGGCATACGAATGGTGTCAACGTCTTGGTGATATGCGTATGCTTACATGGGATAACATTGACTTTGATGCACAGACAGTGAGCATTGAACAATCTAAGCGTAGGGCAGAAGTATTTCTTCCTATTTCTGATGATTTGTTTGTAATGCTTATACAACAAAGAGAAGACTTTGGTTTTCAACCTTACGTTGCACCAAGACCTTACGCAATTAGAGGTGAATATAGACCTTATACAATACATAAGTTGCCTTTATTTGGCAGAGAGTTAATGGAACGGGCTGGACTTCCTAAAGATTTACGTCTATCTGATTTACGCAGGACGGGAACAACAGAAATGGTTGAGGCTGGTGTCGGTATCGGACAAATTATGTCGGTCACAGGACATGCTAACCCACAATCAGTAAAACCATACATAAAAAATACTTTAAAAAGTGCAGATTATGCATTGACACAGAGAAAAATGCATGATAAAAGCATTACCAGTGCCGCAAAGGAAAGTGTATAACATGTATAATATATATAACACTATAAGTGATTTAGACATTAGTAATGGAGAAACAAAGAGAATGAATTGTCCTAACTGTAATGGGTTTAAGACATTCTCTGTGACCAACAACATGGGTCACTTACTGTGGAATTGTTACAAAGCATCCTGTAATCTTTCAGGCTCTAAGCGTACGCACTTATCTGTGGATGACATACGTGCTAACTTCAGTAAAAAAGATAATAACGTAGAGGCAGACTTTGAGTTGCCCGATTGTGTAGTATCACATGGAAACAGAAAAGAAGTAATGCAGTTTTGTGATGATTGGTGCATACACGCAACTAATCTAAACCTTTTGTATGATGTAAAAGAAAACAGAGTAGTGTTTCCTATCGTACATAACGGCATTATGGTTGATGCTACTGGTCGTGCATTATCTGGCAGATTACCTAAATGGAAAAGATATGGAAAAAATGACTTGCCTTACTCGTATGGTTCAGGTAAGGTGGCTGTAGTTGTTGAGGACTGTGTGAGTGCCGCAGTTGTAGGCAGTGAGGTTTTTGTTGGGGTAGCTGTGTTGGGAACATCGCTGTCTGAATCACACAAGAGGTATCTCACACAGTTTTCAACGGCAATTATTGCGCTAGACCCCGATGCATTACCAAAGACCCTAGCGTTTGCCAAAGAATTACGTGGTCACGTTAATACAGTTAAAGTGCTACGATTAAATGATGACCTAAAATACCGCAACCCAACCGACATAAGTATGTTACACAACACAGGAGAAGAATTATGGAATTATCACTCGTAAGAAGTTTAATGGACAAAGGGTTCTACGATGAGCATCGTGGTTCAAGATGCCCTGATAGACTGTTCAGTAAAGATGTGCGTAAGATTAAACAGGCTATTGATACAGCTATGGACAGGTATGAGCGTAGTGTATTGCCAGATGAGATTGAGGCATTGTTTATGTCAAACAATCCAACTATGACTACAGCACAGAAACAGGCATACAGTTCTCTGTTTACACAAATAAAGAAAGAGCAGCCTATGGGCAGTGATGTGGCACAAGAGGTGCTATCCAAGCTGTTCCAACAGGTTATTGGTGAAGACATTGCTAATCTTGGTTTTGATTATGTCAATGGTTCTGAGTCCAGCCTTGAGCCATTACGTATATTGCTTGAGCAGTACGGTGATGACTTCACGCCTAACCTTAACGTGGAGTGGGATGACATTGACATGGAGACACTACTATCACGCAATGACCTAGAAGCACGTTGGACATTCAACATACCTAGCCTTACACGCAAAGTAGAGGGTGTTAATGATGGACACTTGATTGAGATTGGTGCAAGACCCAATACAGGTAAGACATCATTCCATGCTTCACTTATTGCTAGTCCGGGTGGCTTCGCACATCAGGGTGCTAACTGCATTATCTTGTGTAATGAAGAAGGTTATCACCGTGTGGGTGCAAGATATTTGACTGCCGCTACTGGTATGACTATGCAAGAGATTAAAGCTAATCCTAGCAAGGCTCGTGATTTATACCAACCTGTAAAGGAACGAATTAAGATTAAGGATGCTACTGGTCGTGATATGAATTGGGTGGAGTCAATATGCAAATCATACAAGCCCGACATTGTGCTACTAGACATGGGTGATAAGTTTGCAAAGGGTGGCTTTGCTAGACAAGATGAAGCACTAAAGGCTAACGCTATTCATGCCCGTCAGATTGCCAAGCAACATGAGTGCGCTGTCTTCTATATGTCTCAGCTATCAGCAGAGGCAGAGGGTAAGGTACTACTCAACCAGAGCATGATGGAAGGCTCACGTACAGGTAAAGCAGCAGAGGCTGACCTTATGGTGCTGATTGCCAAGAACCCTGTAGTGGATGGACAAGATGAGGAAGACACACAGCGTCATCTGAATGTAGTTAAAAATAAGCTGACAGGTTGGCATGGTGTGGTTCATTGTGAACTTGAGTACAGGACTGCAAGGTACACAGCATAATGTCTCAGATAGAAATGTTTGAAGTAGTACAAGAGGTTTGTGAAGATGGGTTAGTATGTATTAAGTGCGATATCAGACAGCCCGTCACAAACTTTCAGCAGATGTCCTATACTAAAACAGGTGAAGCAGAGATAAAGCGTACATGCCGTTCTTGTCAGAAAGGACATCGTAAAGTAATTGCTGATTTAAGAAAAGATAATATATACCCCCAAGACCCTGACTATCAGTGTAGGATTTGTGAACGTACTATTGATGAGGTAAATAAGTATGGACAGAAATTATTAGGCACATGGGTTCTTGACCACTGCCATGATACAAACACTTTTCGTGGTTACATATGTAAACATTGTAATGATGGACTTGGTGGATTTAGAGATGACTTGACAACTGTTATAAATGCTGTTAGGTATCTTGAACAACATAAGGAGAAGATAAATGAAACTAACACTTGATGTAGAAAACACTACAACTAACCGCAACGGTAAAATGCACCTTGACCCCTTTGAGCCTGAAAACTCACTAACTATGGTTGGTATGCTGAATGACAAGGGTGAAGAGCATTTAATATTCTTTGACCATAATGAGCGTGAGGCTACAAC